CTTGTTGATTTACCGCTGCCGGATTCCATTGTAGAAAATTGTTTGACATCGCATCCTCCTTTATTTATACCCAGTGACCTTCATCAAATCCTGATACATAAGTGTCTCTCCTGTCAAATCCAAAGAATGGCAGATTTGCGGGTGAAGTGGTTCCAACATAATAATTCATCCAAACCCCCTGCGGCCTTGGAACGATATAATCATTTTCAATCAAGTCAATGATGATTTGTGTAAATGTTCCTGTAATGGTTACATCTATTGTCATGTTCTGATTATCTTGAACGATGATCTTACCGCCGGGGAACAATTCCTTCCAAGTTGTCTGTAATGACTCTGCTTTACCGTCCCAATGATTCTTTAACACTTGGTTCTTTAAAAGTATTCTATAGGTGCTGTCATCCAATACAGGGCTTGAACCGTCTGTAGGGTCAAAAGTTACCTGTCTTGGAATGCCTAATATTACACCAAGAATATCCAATTGATTTCCTACGCAAGCATCAAAGGAAGTGAATGTATAACTCCCTGCCTTTGTAGTTAAAGCGTTGGGGACATAAGAGATGGCATCTTTATCAATAATTCTGAAGAATGAAAAATAAAATGATAAACTTTGAGCCATATCTTTAATGTCATCAACCATATCCATGAAGCTTCTGGCCCAAGCCAGCATCTTTGATGAATTTTGATACTGACTTGTAAAGAGCTTTATATAATCAGCAACAACCGGTCTATATGCATCAACCAAATCTTCTGATTGTTCAACAATCAAAGCTTCATGAATGGTCAAAGATGCATTGGCAAATTCAAAAAATCCGAACAGATTAGGAACGCCCACAACAATGGCACAAGTCCCAGTTGCTGTGCTGGTTAACAATCCAGGAGTCTCCGTGCTAAAATCAGCGATTGAAGGAGAACTTGATGTTGACCATAAAGCTTCATCGGTCAAATCGACAATCACTCCATTTTTATAAGTCACAATTACATGATATTGTAATTCATCGCCCAGATAAATATTGGCAATGCTGGGAATGATTTCAACAGACTCAATTCCTGTTAATTCAGAGAACCGATACAAGATCAAAGCAGTTCTGTCTTCGAAGTTTAAATTTGTACTATCCTTGTATTCAACGGACATTTTTACACCATCGTAATGTTAATATCATCAACGTCACTGGTAAATACTTCATTATAATCCAAGGTTAAATCCGAAGTCCCAACAGGACTTGGAGATTCTCCTATCGCTATCGAATAAATTGAAAACGTCGGTTTTAAACTATCCACATTAACAGACATCGCCGCATAATTGATCGAAGAAATAGTTAAGGTATCGCCAATTCCTAAACTATTGATATACTTGGCAACCGCTGCTTTTATCAAAACATCCGTGCCGGACAAATATCCTGACAATTGATGGATTTCAAATTCTATATATACAGGAACATCGGTCGGACGATAAAATCTCACGGTGGTTACCGTTCCATATTCAGCATCGGTAATGTCCGTTTCAACATCGCCATTCATATAACAGCCAAGACCTCTGTTGTAATAAATGGCTTTTGCAATATCTAAAATCGTTCCACCTTCTACAACACAGGTAATAGAATGAACTGGTGCTCCTTCAAAAGGAACTCCTGCATCTCCATAATGCGTTGAATTTGTCGGGTTTTCATAAACCGCATATCTGGTAACATTATCTAATGCGGCAATAGCTGCAATCGTCCCCGCAAGCATGGTTTGAGAAGGAAGAGCAACACTAATCGCTTGACGGGTTCTTAACTCTGCATCAGTTTCAGCATTTTGTCCGGGAGTAGCGGCAACTGCATTGGTAACTCCTGTCCATCCCGCCGTAGGAGTGGCAATAATATCAATATCTCCTATAAGTGCAGTAATAGCACCGGGCGTTTCACAAGTAGCCGAAACCGTCAATTCATAATATTCCCCAGCGGGAGAACCGGCAGCTTGAAGCGTAATCGGTGTAGGCAAATCCCACAGATTTCCAGACTTATCTTGAACCTTGCCATTGGTAATGGTAACGGCAGAAGTTCCTGTAAGGATCACATCACAAGTTGAATAGGTCGCTGCATTTCTTGTTATCCCATTTAACTGAACCAGACTTGAAAGACCGACACCAACTGCGGTAACGGGACTCATTTGGTTGTATGCATACTGAATTGCCTGCATGGTTTCATAAATCATCAAAGACTCGTTTGCCAATATCTGGTAGTCTGGAGAATCATTGGCGAGATAAATATCGGGACCAAAGATGGCTTTAGTATCATTTATTCTTTTTTCAAGAATATCATTATATGTCGGTAAATGAAGTCCATCTTTATCCACATATGGAGCAAAATATGCGCACATTCTACAACTCCTTTTAAGAACTTGTTAATTGGTCCTTATTTGTTATATACAACTCTCCGTAGATCGTATCAACCCTACAGGTAAAAGAGTATTCTCTTGTTTCCGCATCATATTCAGACTCAACTGAATTTATCGCCGTTACTGCATAACTCCCATTAGGCATTTTCAATCCTTGAATTCTGTCGGTAATGATTTTGTCAATGATTTTTTTATCTTTGATTCTTGCTCCTAAAATCTTCTGCCAAAGAGGAAGACCGTCTCTCAAGTCTTTCCACCACTCACCAAGAAACAAAAGAAGCCTTGTTTTAATAGATTGAGCTATTGCTTCCGGATTGCCGGAAACATCTTGAAGATAATCTCCAAGCCCTCTTCCAAAACAATAATCATGATTTTCATCCAGCCTTCTGCAAATCATTAAACGACTCCTCCAGTATTTCCTGATCCCGGTTGAACCCCGCTATGGACATGATTCAAAAAATTCTTTGCATCAATAGATGACAAACCACCGCCAGATAATACAACACCGCTTGTAGCTGCCAAGGTAATTGATGCGCCAGACACCTGAACAGTAGGAGAGTTAATAACCGTAACATCTGTTGCATCTACAGTTACGCTTGTGGAATTTACATCAACCGTAGGAGCGTTTACTTCAACTTCACTGCCAGCGGTCACCGTAACCTTCATCGGAGTGACTATATTAATGTCATTGTCTCTGACTTCAACATAAGAGTCGTTGTTAAGATTTCTTAAAACTGCTGAATCGGTAGAATAGCTGTTAATCTTTCTAGGTTGACTCCAAGGACCAATTATAGCAAACCCATCGGATAAATCATGTCTGCGATAATCCAACTGATTGCTGACCTTTCCCGACTCCCACCAGCTATCAATACAATTGTCCCCGAAAACAACCAGACATTCATCACCAACCGTTACCGGCATGGTCAGAACAAAATTGCCAGCACGAGGCATGTAGATAGGAACATCTTGAAGGATGGGAATTTCAATATTTTCATAAGGCTTTCCTTCCAGACTGACCATTTCTCTGATGGCTAATTTTACAGTCACCGTTTGCTTGGTTGAATCAAAGCTCTGAACAATTCCAGGACAAGCTACACGAATACGGTTGCTTAACTTTTCAAGTTTTTGCTCAAGAACTTCGTTTTCATCGCCAAGCCTTACAGATAATGGAACATTTACTAAAGCCATAATTTACCCCTGTACATCTTTACTTGTTCTAAACTGCGCTGCCAAAGTTCCTTCCATTGATTGGTTACAGCCGGTCACGGTTGTATACCATTCATTTCCCCTTGTGGCTCCAGTATGAATTACCCCGATTACTCTATAAATACCATCTTCATCTAATCTTGAAAAACCAGCCGTGTTATATTGAATAGCCATTTGTCGTATTATCTTATTGTCTATCTTCACTAGCATTGGTTCCGGTTTAAATACTCGTATTGTTGGATTCAATAGACAGGTAAATGTTATTCCATCTTGCGTTTGTTGAGGAGTACCAACTAATCCACCAGAGGCAGGAGAAAGAACAAGAGCTTGCTTTGTTAAATTGGCTGGTATTGGGTCTTGAGGACGATCAATAAAAACCTCTCTGTCAATTGTACTAATTGTCGTCCCATATTGTTGAGCATACTTTCTCATATAATATTTTGGCGAATCAAATAACACTTTTCCACGAGACAATTGTATATTACCAACTCCCTCGGATATTTTTGTTATATTGAATGGCTTTCTGGAATTTGCTGCCATGTTCATTACGATGTTCTTCTGGTATGCAAGAGCACCAAAAGTAGCCGCCACATGATTGTCATAAATAATATCCATGGCATCAATACATTTGAATGTTACCTTTGTCGTAACTGTGTCTTCCCTTTCCCACATTGGTTGGAAAATACTGCCATCGTAAATGACACCGTAATCACCGTTGACATATCCTGCCTCAACCAAAACTCTTGCTCCTGATTGTATTAAAAGATTTTCTGTTTGAGGGCTTAAATTATAAACAACTATTTCTGAAAAATTAGGGCACTTCCATCCAGACTTTTCTATCTTGAAAGTGACATCCAGAGATTGATCTTCATAATCACTGTTTGATAAAACATAAGCCTTATACTTGCTGGGATCGGCAGAGGTTTCTGTTTCAGACAAAGGAATGAGAACACTAATCTTCCATTTTCTCCCAAACAACTTCTCGTTATTGTTTTTCTGTGTAGCTAAAATGTCAGTTGCCATTTTACCCTTCCCATACTAACGCAAAATCCGTCCCAAGATTTTCATCTGTAGGATGATCGTACTCAAGCGGGTCTTTTGTCGGAACAATATATGCTTTCCCGATGCCAAGATATTCGTGCTGATGCAATATATTCAATTCGTCAGAGCCTACAGAACCGGCAACCAAAGGAACAGAATCAATAATAATTTCATCTGTCGCTGGATCGGTAATTCTCATAACCCAATACCCGCCGATATAATTCCAACTCAAATTAAACTTCAAGGTTCTGTTCACGCCGTCAATTTCCAGGGTAACAGAAAATTCTTGATTAGGATCACTTGTCAAAGGTATTTTTTGGTATGCCATATTTAACCACCACCTAGTCTTCGTCCCCATTTACTAAAAGTACTTTCACCGTCTGATGCACTTTGAGGTCCTTTTTTTGTTTCCCCTACCGCGTGTCTCTTAGTAAGCGTAACATATTCAACCGGAACAACTGCCATCATCACTTGTCTTAAACTAACGGTACATCGTAAACTATTAGCGGATTTGTAATCATCTGAAACACTCATATTTTCAATGATCATATTGGTATAATAATGAAGACGAGTCCTTACAGAAACCAAAACTCTTTTTTCCTTCAATTTGCGTATTACTTCATAAGCCGAAATAGACTTTGTCTTACTGCTTGCAAATTGACCAGCTACAATAGGCTGAACAGAATCTGAAACCAAAACTTCAATCGTCAATTTGTCTGGGAGATTATAAGCATGATCGCTGATATTTGATCCGCCTTGAACAGGATGTTCCGTTACTCTTACAGAACCTGAATGATTCTCCTTCGTAAATGCATCAAAGTAGTAACCAACAGGTACTTCATAAGTTTCCCCAGTCTTTCCTTTTCTCTTCTCAACTTCGGATATGTTGGGGGCGAGATAGATCATTTGATCTTCATCGTTGCCATAATTCCCCCAGTCGGCAGGACGATAAGCATCGGAACCGGGAGCATCATCGATAGAAGGTCTTTTTGATATTTGATAAACATTCCAAGAAGCCTTACCAACCATATAAAGAGATGATAATGAATTTACTGTGCTTGTTATTGACATTTACATTCCCTCTTTAAGTTACACCAACCTTGCCTGCTCTAACCTTATCAAATTTTTCTTTTCTTAATTCTTGTATTGATCTTTTCACGCCTTTTGTGACTTCGTCTGCAATTTGCTTTGGGTCTGTGGTTTGTGCATTGATGGTAACATTTACATTGTAAGTCTCTTCGCTTGTAGCTTCAGAAGCTTTTGCATAAACAGGAGAGCCGGGAGGAGTTTGTGGCATACTTTTAACTCCGGGTGTAGTCTTCGTCATATCTCCGGGAAATATAATTCCTGTTTTCTCTTTATATTGATCCATTACCGTTTGTAATCTTTTTGCTTTAAGTTTTTCCACCATTGTTGTTGGTGCTGTTGCTCTTCTAACAATTGGCTTAAGAGGAATTTGCGGAGCGTTTTTAATTCCAGGCAATATCTTTGCTAAATCAGAACTTGTAGTGCCAACTCTTTGTCTGTATTGACTTAATCCAGTGTCTGCTCTTGCTATGGAAGCCCAACGACCAGCTAAAACATTTTGATATTGACTTTGAGAAATACTTCCCTTCTTAAATTGCTCTGTTTGTTTCCAAATTAAAGAAAGAGCCAATCTATCTTGTAGTTCTGGTGTAAATTTTTCGTCTTTAGAAATACCAAGTCGTGCAAGCTCACCAATATCTTTATCTGATCCAAATAAAGTTGATCTGGTGAACTGATATTTTCCCAAAGCACTGGAGTTTAATTTATTTTTGGGATCAGCCAACATCTTTGTTTGGTGCTGTTCAATCTCTGCTAAAGTCATTTCTGTAAGAGGTTTTGCTGTTTTGCCTCCATAAGCACCATAACCAAGAGTCACATCATACCCTGAAGAGTAGCCCTTTTTTCTTGCTTGTTCGTCAGAGGTTCCTTCGCCTCTGGCTATGACGTTCAACAATTCTTTTTCCTGTGGAGCAATAGCAGTTGGTA